ATAGGTCTTCCTCTACTATCTTTTTTAGATATTACTAATAAATCTTTGCCCATATTAACCGAAATGTTCGTTAAATGTTCTATTAATCTTTTTTAAGAGACTTGTAAAGAAACTCTAATAAATCTTGATTTTGATATAGAATATGACAAAGACCGTTTCCTATTGAGTTGCAAACTAATTCTTCAGCTTTGCCAGATAGTTCAAAAGAGTATTCTGAAGCAATCAAATGACTTATCTCATGAATTAAGGTGTTGCACATTTGTATTCTGTCTAATGATTTGTCTATGACAAGAGTATTTTTATCGCAATCTATTTCACCAAATATTTTTTTTTTATCGGCTATTTTCTCATCTATGTAACTAACTTTAACAATCCTGCTTCCAAAGATTATTTTATCAATCATCTGAATCTGCTTACGATCTTAGCTATTTTTTTAGGTTGTTTAGAAAATTGTTTTCCAGATTTTTTTGCCATTCTTTTAGCACGAGTTGTTTGTGCATATTGAGATGATGTTAATGCTTTGATTGCTTTTGAAGGTAAATATCTTTCGCCAGTTTCTGAAGAAGGTTTGCCTGATTTTGTTCTCCAATCCTGTTTAGTCCAATTCATTAAATCTCTTTGAGATTTTTTTATCATTTATATCCACCCCCCATAGCTTTGTAAGTCTTTGCTAGTAATTGTGCTTTTCTTGCTGACCATTGACCAGCTTTTGTTCCTGCAACTGCTCGGCTTTTTATAGAATAAAAAAGACGCTTTCGCATAGTTGGTTTAGTGTAATTTCCAGCTAAATTAACTGTACTTTTTCTTTTTTTCATTTTTTTTTCTTTGCAACAATCAGTTTGCCATTCTTTTCATAGACTTTCATTCCTGCATTTTCTGTTTGCTTTTTTAAAGATTTATATTTTTGTGCAATAGTTAATTTTGCCATTATTTTTTCTTTTTCAAAGGTTTAGGTTTATAAACTCTATAAGTTCCTTTAGCTTTACTTTTTGAGTAAAGAACTGCAATACTAGTTGATGTGGTTTCTCCAGCCATTATAATTTATCCTTGTATTTTATTAATATCTTTTTAACATAATTTGAATATTCTTTACTAGTGCTAAAATTATCTAATGTATTTGCAAGAAGAATTGGGTCTTTTGTTTTATTTCTTGTTATTCTAAATTCTTGATAGTGATGATTTGTATTAAGTAGATCAATATAGAATTTAACTGACTGGCATTTTGTTTTAAATATTTTTACTCGCCAATTTATAGAAGGATCTTGAGCAAGTGGCAGTATTCCATTTTTTGACCAAACTCTAATTCCAAATAAGTTGTTTCCTTCTAACGCAAACCTTGACTTCCCGAAATTAGATTCCATAATTGCTTGAGCAATAATTAAAGATGATGGGATTTGTTCTTGATTTTTAATTTCTAGATTATGATAAGCAATACATTTCTTCATACTTTCAATAAATCTATCACTAGATATAATTTCAATTTTAGGTTCAAACAAAACTAAATTCTTGATTTCATCTAATGTTTTTTGTCTAATCGTCTTTTTTATATAATCATTTGGAAAAAACGTGCCTAAAACAAATACAAAAAGTAAAAAAAGACAAATCAATGAATGTCTCCATAATTTCATGGATATTAATTTAATATTCATTGAATAATTAAGATAGCCTTCCAGCTTGATAGCTTATCTGTATTTAAATTTATTCTTCGTCGTTTAAAGAATCTGTATCTTCATCTGAATCATCAGAATCATCATAAGAATCATCTTCCATTTCTTCTGCGTGTTCCTCAAGAAGGTCTTTTATTTCGTCCAGATCATCATTTAATTTATCTTGGATTTTTTCAACTTTTGATATTATTTTTTCTATTTTCATAGTTTCTCCAGTAGTTTAATTTAGCCCAAATAGATTGATTTATTGTTAATGTAAATATATAATTTTAAACATATATATTCTAATAAAATCAAGAGTTTAATTTAGATAATACCCATTTCTCATAGTTTTGAGCATCAAGTTTTTGACGCATCGTTTCCCATTCGTTTAGTTTTTTAGGTTTTTCAATAATCTTGGTTTTTAGGTCTTGCAAACAAGGAATTGCAATTTTTTTATTTTTAAAGTTATCCATGTTATTAACATTATTATCATTATTATTACTAATAGTATTATATATATTAGTTGTTGTTCTGTGTGGGATATTTTGATTTTTTTTTTCGGCTTGATCTTGATATTTGCTATATTTTACAATGCTAAATATGCTTAAATTTTTGATTATATTTTGATTTATATTATTAGTTGTAATTAAATGATTTATAATTGTTTTAGTTTTTGAATAAGAAATCAAAAATTTGTTTGCTAAGTCCCTGATTGCTATACAAATTTGACCTCTTTTAAGGTTAATTTTCTTTTTACGGTAAACAACTTTACAATCTTTATGTGAAGCATTACTCAATAAATAAATAAATATTGAAGTTTCTAACTGATTATTAAAATCTTTAGAATTATAAATTTTTCTATGTAAAGCTATCCAACCATTAGTCATTTTAAATCTTCTTTAACTAATTCTATAACTTTATTGGTGAATGATTTCAGTCCATTCTTCTGGGTATCTTTTACTGATGCATAAATGCTATACCAAGATTTTTTATAGTCTTTGCCGATCTGGGCAAAAGATTTTTTTGTTATTGATCTAATTACTGCTAATAAAATCTTATTATGAGGAACCTCAAAAAAATTAACATCTTTATATATTTTTTTATTGCAAAGAATCTTTTTTGTTGATTCTGATATGTTCTCGGTAGTCAAGTTTGCCATTATATTTACCTTCCTGTTTTGCTTGATTTATTTTCTTACATGGAGATATAATTGATAATTTCATAGAAATCAATATAGGATTTATATTATACATCTCAAAGAATTTAAGTTCTCCAATTTTATGTTGATAGAGATGACATCTTGAACACATTGGAATACAATAAGAATCATCTCTAACACCTTTGCCAATATTTCCAAATTTAGGTATTGATCTGATATGGCACGTTTGTACTTGAGTATTATTTGAACAAACTACACAAGGAAATGAAGCAACAAATCTTCTATGCTTTTCTGATTTAATAATATTTGCCTTCAGAATTTGCATGATTAATATTTTTTAGCTTTTTTCTTTGCAGTCTTAGCAACGGATAAGGCAATTGCAACAGATTGTTTTCGTGATTTACCAGATTTCATTTCTCTTGAAATATTCTTCGCTATTGATTTTTTTGAATAACCTTTAATTAATGGCATTTATTCTCCTATATTTACGTGGTGTGTAGGAAGGCATACACACCACAATTTTTATTAACAAATATAGAACAAAATAGCAACGAATAACTCATTGATTTTATTGATATAATTCTTGTATAATTATGCACAATTGGCAACTTTAGAGCTTGAACTATTTATTTCTATAATTATATTATTTCTATATGAAGTTAAAAAAATATTCTAATCTATGTTTTGTAGAAAAATCTATTTTTGGTTTTAAAGTAGATTTTTCTACAAAGCATAGAATAGAATTTACTGCTGATTGGGTAGGTTATTGGGAAACAAAACCTCAACCTCTTGTAAGACTTCGCATTTATGACAGAAATGTAAGAAGTTTAAAACCACATAATAAATATCACGACATTGATACATTTAACAATTTGCAAGAAGCATTTAATTTTCTTCAAGAAAAATGCAAAAAAAATTTAAAACAAAGAGTTAAAGATGAACTTCTATTATTAGAAAAACAAATTCTTGATAACAACTCAGGGATAGTTAATGTATCTAATGATGCGTTAATTAATACTAACTAAACAAAAAGGGAAAATATGACAAAAAAAATAACTGGTTACTATGGTTATTGGTGCAATAAAAAAAAAAGAAGAATATTTAAAACATTGTGGCAAAAAGAAAATTTATTAAAAGGAATTTAGAAATGTTACAACTTATTCAGGATATTGGATTCTGGTATTTCATACTTGCGGTTTTTACAACTTATATTATGTGGAATTTTTTTAGATGAATAAAGAAATAAAAGAAGGATTGGCTTTTTTATTTGTGCTTGGCTTAGGTTGGTCAGCTATTATATTATTAAATTGGCTTATTAATTAATTATGAAAATAAAGGTAAATAGTGATATTCTTATTGCCTTAAAAAAATTGATAAAAAGATATTTTTTATTTCTTGAATTTCAAGGATCAAAGATTAGTAGTTATGATAAAGCTGTTTACGAAGAATTAAAAAAAATATTAAATAATAAAAAATAAACATGAATTTTTTTAATAAAGATAAATTATCTTTCAAACTCTCAGATTCTATCATGCGTGTTAAAATGCAAGAGGCGTTAAAAAAATATCAAGAAAGATTAGATAAAGAAAAACTGGAGAAGGCAAATGAAAAGAAAAAAGACTGATTTAATAATTGCACTCAAAATCATAGACGATTGTATTAAAAATAAAAGATTCTATACACTAGCTAGTTATATACAACTTGCCTGGCAAAAATTTCCAAGACTAAGATTTATAGATTATAAAAATGTTAGGACTATGGAATATCTAAAAAAACGAGAAAAAAATGAAAAAAATAACATTGTGCGTTTTATTAAACGTACTATTAATTAAATGACATTAACTAAAACAGTACAACAAGAAATAAATAGATTACTTTTAGCTTCAAAAAATAATCGTCATATAACTTCAAGTGAAGCACCATACTATTATGACTTATGTTCAATTCAAGATAAAACAATTTGTTTAGATGAATTCTATAAAAAATTTCCTTATCATAATCCTGATTACAATTCAGAATACTGGCAAAACCAGCATAAAAAATGGAAAGATTTATGGAAACAAAACACGAAATAATAAATAGACTTGCAAGTAATTTAAGATATCTGCGGATCAATACTAAAATTGAAGAATCCATGTCAGGCAAAATTAAATATATGAGTCAAAAAGATTTAGCCGAGATGTTAGGTATAGAATGCGAACAGCAGATAAGTAAATTTGAACTTGGAACTATCCAAATGTCAGCAAGTCAACTTTATAGAATTTCTAAAGTTTTTGAGATTCCTATTGATTCAATGTTTGAAGATTTGACCAAATCAGATTACAGTAAAACAATTAAGTATAATATTTATACCTAACAATTAAAAATGGGGAAGGCAAAATGACTACATACTCATTATACAATGGACAAGTTCAATTGGAATTTGATCCAGAGATACATCAATATAAAATTGGCGATAGAATAATTCCTAACATGACAAACATTACTAAAATTTGTGCAAACAATGGGAATGCTTTGTTAGGTTGGGGAATGAAATTAGCTAGTGAAAAGTTTTTGCAACTAATTAAACCTAATACAAAATATGATGAAATTGCTTTAATAGATATGGCAAAGCAAATTAAATCTAGTGCAATAACTTCAAGAGATAGATCAGGGGATATTGGAACTATGTTACATGAACACGTTGAAAGATTTTTAACTGATGGTGCTGAAACTAAAATTCATAATCCTGAAGTATTAAATGCTTATACACAGTTTAAAAATTGGTTTGCTGTTGAGAAAAAATTTGATGTTATTAATCTTGAAAAAAAAGTTTATTACAAAGATGATAAATATGAATTTTGTGGGACCACTGATTGTTTAGCTAAAAATTCTGATGGTTATATTATAATGGATTGGAAAACATCTAAATCTGCTGATTATTTTAATTATCGGCTTCAAGTCGTTGGTTATTCAATTGCATTGTCAAAAGAATTAGGAATAAAAATAGATAAAGCAAAAATCTTATGCTTTCCAAAAACTGGTAAATACAAAATTGTATCGGTTGATATATCCGAGACAATACGTGAAGCGTTCTTTGCGTGTGTTAAATTATATCAAACAATAGAAGGAGAAAAATAAATGAACGTCGTAGGAATAGTTAGTGTCGTTTACGATAATAGACTTACAAAAGATGGGACTCCAAATAAGTTTCCAAATTTTAAGTTTAAAATAAAAGATCAAGAAATAGTGTTATGGAGTTCTATACTTCACCCTGCAATATCTAAGGGTAAGAATATTTCTGTCACGTGTGGTGTGTCTAAAAAAAATGGAAGTTTATTTGTTCTTAATAAGCCAGATAAAAGTCCAATGATTCAAGAATTGCCTAATATTAAAATAGAATCAAAACCAGATACTAGCTTCAATCCTGAAGAATTAGAAGCACAATTACAAGAAATGGCAAAGGATTCTAAAAATGGTTTTGAAGTTGAAAAAAAACCATTTAACAAAGATGAATATATGTTTGTAATGGCTTTGTTGAAATCAGGTATTGAATCTGGTAAAATAGATGTTACAAAAGAAGAAATTGATTTGAAAATAAAAGATTACAAGTTTTTATTTGAAATTAATTTTAATAACTAAGATTTTTATGGCAGGTGGTTTTTTAAACTCTTTTGGTTTAATATCATTTTTTCCCTTTTCCACCTGCCATATCCTTGTAAATAATTATATAATCTATATAAGTAGATTGATGAGTGTTGTTAGAGAAAGGTTGATTGAATGTAGTATCAAAATTAGCGAAGTGTTTGATAGTACAGAAGATGCTCTAACTCAAACAAAGGAAGGTAAGATTATTTCTGTGGACATACTAAATACTAAGTTCATAAGAAATAATATAAAACTATTTGATGACACAACAACAAGTAGTTCAAAACATCAGGGACAGAACTCAAAAGGTTCTCAACTTGGAACTGGAGTATAAAATGAAGCTGGAAAAGGCAAAAAGGCTAAAACAAATTTTAAACTCTAAATATGTTTTTGAATTTGAAAAACTACTTACTAAATAGATAAGTAGTACAACTTAAAAATGTAAAGGAAGGAATGCACGATCTATCTCTAAAGAATCCTGATGAAATAAAAGCAGAATTAGATTCAATATCAGAAGAAATGTCTAACGCACTTTATGATTTTAGAAGATGTGAAGAATTTAAAAAAATAACATTTAGTCAATTAACTCTTACAAAAAAATTAGAAAAAAATTGTAGTGTAGCCGAAGCTGAGAAATGGGCTTATACTTCTAATGAGTACAAAACAATTATTGAAGGTTTATTATATTCAGAAAAAAAATATACACTTCTTAAAGGTAAGTATTCTAACTTATTAGTATTTTGTGATCTTTATAGATCATGGCTAGTAACTAATCGTGAATTAAGTAAATAAATGAATGAAAAAAAATACATTGAAAATTTTAGTCATGAATCTTATGAAAATCGCACGAAGAATTATCTTAATTTTAGTGAAGATCGTTTCGTTCAGTATTGCATTAGTCGTGGCTATTTGTATCGGAGGCTTGGTCTCAATGCTGTTAGTGATTCTCAATCTTTCGCTGAAAGTATTATATCTTTGTTTACCAAACTCCCAACGCTTATCAAAAGTTTCCCAGATTACTTCGTTTACGCACCTAAAGAAGCACATAAGCAAGAGCAGTTCTTTGTTGAATTAAAGAATGCAACTTATGATAATGGGAAGACTTTAGCTAAAATAAAAGTAAGAGATATAAAAAGATATATTTATTTTGAGCAATCTTTTACAAACTACTATACTAAATACACTATTTGTTTCCCCTTAGCTGATAAGATTATTTTTAAAAGTGTAGATCAAATATTAAAGTTATTGCCAAAATCAGAATTAAAAAAGTTTCCAAATGATGGTATAGAATATTTTGAAATACAACTAAATTAATGAATAGTGTTTGAAACCTGATAATCATCATACCAATTACATTCCTCAACTTGAAATTCAACATTAGTAATCCTAAGTTTTTTTACTGATTTTAATTGGCTTAAAAAAGTTGTAGAATTTACAAATGTTTCTGTATCAAAAAATCTGCACCAAGCCAAATCTTCTATGATATTATCTTCATTTACCTTCACAAAAGATATTGCATAAGTAACAAGATAAAAGTTAGTCATCTTTCTGTGTTGGTCTATTTGCTAAAGTTCTTGCGATAGATTCTCCTGAACGACCAACCACATATCCACCCAAACCTATTTGTAATAATGTCCAAACATCAGTAGGCAAAATGACTTGAGAATCTATTTTAAATAAAACTAAAATAATTGGACTAATAATAAAATTCCAAATTAGAATAGCAATCAGGACATACATTAATAATGGTCTCCATGACGCAACAAACCAATTTGATTTAGCTTCAGCTTCAATAATTTTTGCAGTAGCTTTCAATTCATCAGTACCTGACTGAAGTAATTGCATATTCAAATCATTTTTTAATTTTAAAGCTAAGTCTTTGTCAGAAATAGATTTGTCAATAACTCCAAAAACTTTATTAAGAATAGGTGCTAAAGCAGTTAAAGCTGGAATCATATTAATCAACCACCGCTATATTTATTTCTGCTGATCCACCACCTACGTGAATAAATGCAACTTTTTGACCTGAAACAAATGAAAAAAATTCTACATGATTTTCTGGTATTAAAACATCATTATCAGTTGCAACAGGATTGACACCAAATTTTATATGAGCATGACCACCACGAACAGCAATCCTTATAATTCCTGAGCCAGATGTTATAGTTGATGATTGTGCAGAAGTTCCGCCAACAGTATATGAAACTGGGATAAAATCTGGGTCTATTGTAGTTATGTCCATAAACGTTCTATAAATGTTCTTTTTTTATCGTTTAAACCATCAAAATACCCCTAAATTTTGATTCTTTAGAAGTCTATAAGGTTAATCCTCATAATAAAGCCAATATGCCTTAAAATGCGTTTTAATCTGTTTAAATGATATTATCTACTTTTAGTTGAATCTATTAGTAGTTCTATATAGTGTTTTGCCTTTTCCAAATCAATAACACCACCCTTCTCTTTAAATCTTAAAATGTACTTTATGATATTGCCTTCGCAAAATCCAATATTATTTTTTATTATAAATTCTACTGGCTGAATCTTGTATTTTTTGTAATGATTTCCACCTATTTGTTTTTTATAAGACTTCATAAATAGTTCTTCCATTAGCTTTAAATGCTCTTAAATACATTTTACGATTACCAGATTTGTTATAGCTGACATGAACCCACCCAGAATTTATTTCATTTTTGTTCCAAAATTCTAAAATACATTGGTCAAATTCTAAATGATTAACAATCCAGTCAGCAAGTTCTTTATTTGGCACTCCAATCACTTCGCAATCAACTGCCATTCCAGTTGTGTGTTGGCTTCTCTCATTTGAACCTATTGCTTTGCATAACTCAGGGGAACGATAACCTGAAGTAATTTTAATATCACCAAAATGATTTACAATAGGATTGATTATTTGGTAAATTAATGTTTGTAAGTTAATTAGGATTTGGTCAGTTGGAGTGTTGTCTATGCCAAGTCTTATGGCAGTATCGCTAAATAATAATTCTTTTAAACTAACTTGCCTATCCATTTGCCATTAGTATTTAAAACACAAGGTAATAATTTAGGTTGAGAATCTATGATTAAACCAGTTCCTATAATAAATCTAGTTTTAAAATTTTTTGCATATTCAAAAGCTAAAGATTTTTGATCTATCAAACAACCTACTTGCATACCCCAGAAAAGATTATCAGGGTTCGCCCAATATTCTATTTTAAATTTCGTATGAAAATGTCCCTGCACACAATTCATTGAACTGGTTTGAGATACTTTTAAAACATCAGCAGATCGCCCATGAGTAAATAAACATCTTTGTTTGTTTGGTAAAGTAACAGTTAAATCATCAGTCCATTTCCATTTTTTAGTTCCTAAAAATTGTCCATAGTCTTTTAGATATGCTCTTGGCATACCATATTTTAATGCTCGTCTATAAACCATTGATGAATGATTAGAATCTATTTCTATAAGTTCTGGGAATATTGATTCTAATTCTTTGACATAATCTTTGGCTTTAACAAGTTCATGTCCAGCAGAAAATAAATCTGGGTTTGAATGATGGAAGCTAAGTGCGTGACTATCTAGTAAATCTCCTATGGAAGTTACAAAAGTAGGTTTGTATTGTTTCTTAATTTCTTTTAAAAAATCTATCGCATCACTTCTTTGATAGGGTAGGTGCAAGTCGCTGACAATTAAAATCCTTCTTGTGTCCATAAACTAACTAGTAGTTGTATTTATATTATTTAGCAAGAAATATAGTAATTAAAGCCAACGATAATGCACCAAGACCACATAGGATCGCCCAGTATAAATTAGTCATTTGTTTTTCTAATTTACAAACTGAAATTCCTAATATTTTAAGTTCACGTTTGATACCTGTAATATGTCCCCTTAAATTTATTATTTCTTCGTTGGTAGTTTTTGCCATAATCATTTTTGCATTTACATGATTTTAGCAAGATACATTTACCATCTGCTAATCTAAAAATGCACATTAAATTTTTGTGCATTAATATCAAATTAGTTTGTCAGTATAAAGTTATTTTTTATAAAGTTTTTCTATTGTATCTAAGTAGTTTTTCCAAAATGATTTTGCATCTTCAAAAGCATCTGTATAGAACTTTGACCAATAATCTTTTATAGATTTATAATCTAGCATCAATTTTTCCTCAAAAGGTTTTATAAATATTTATATATTGTGCGATGCACAATTTTCAAGACTAATTTTTATTAAAATATTTTTTTACTATTTCAATAATATTTTTAACTAGCTGAAATTTATATTCTAAATATAAACCAATTACTAATCCAATAATAAAATATATCATTCAATTAATATACTTTATGTGTTTTAAATTGCAATTCGTATTTTAAGCAGGAAAAGTTCTACAAACAGATGGTTCAGGTAATTTATCTTTTGAGACAGCAGGTGGTGTTAATACTCCAGCTTTTCAAGCATATTTATCTTCTTATCAATCTGTTTCAAATGGAACAGAAACAACAATTAATTTTAATACTGAAGATTTTGATACAAATAATTGTTATAATAATTCAAATTATAGATTTACCCCAACAACTGCTGGAAAATATTTTGTTTATGCTAGTTTAATGGTAGCACCAAGTGTTTTTTCTGTAACACAAGGTGCAAGAATTAATATTCGTAAAAATGGAACAATTATTTCTTATATACTATTCTATGACATAACTAATAGAATTAATAATTTTCATCCTGCTATTCATACAATAGTTAATATGAATGGAACAACAGATTATTTGGATTGTAGTGGGCTTCATTGGGTTGGTTCAGGAACAAATTCTTTTGCTGGAGACTCTCAAAAACCTACTCTTTTTGGTGCATATAAAATTATAGAATAAACTTATGACACAATTATCAACTAAAATAAAACTATACGCAAATAAAGAAGTAGATTTCTTAAATGAAGTAAAACTTAAAGACAACTCAGATGGTAAAGGAGTTTTTATTGCGGAATGGAATTTAGATATTCCAAAACCTACATTAGAACAACTTGATGTCTTTGAAGCACAAGCTATAATTATTGAAAGCAATCAGGCACAAATACAAAAAAGAATTGTAGAATATGGTTCTGTTGCAGAACAAATAGAATATATAACTGAAAATGGATTAGATGCTTGGCAGTCAAAGGTTGCAGAAATAAAAGCTAAATATCCTAAAGAATAGACTTACTCTAATTCCTCTTTAGTAAATCCAAATCTCTCTATAACAGAAGTATCCTCAAAGGTTTCCCAAATAGGTTCTAATTTCTCACCTGTGTAATCTGGCTTTCCATAATTTTCAGGATAGACTTGAATATTTTTTCTTTGAGTAATTGAACCTTTAAGATAATTAATAAAATTATCGTATTCAGGAGTTCCTTGAATTGAGTTTAAATCTTGTCTTGTGTTTATAATTTTCATAATTAATCTCCTAATAAATGGTCGGCGACGCCACGAGAACCAACACCGTCACCAGAAAACGTAGGAGAATTAGCCCAAATAGAATAACGAGAACCAGAATAAGAGCCATGATTCCAAGCCCCACCCAGTACCACGGCATTAGACAATTGATAAGTAGAACCTCTTCCTTCTGTATTTGCAACATAACTAGCACCCAACGCACCACCACCAAAATCACAACCCCAAATAAACATACAACCAGTGGATTGTATAACTCCCCATTTAGAAGTAAAATTATCATCTGTTGCTGTTAAAGTTGTTGAAGCTGGGTCACTTCCTCTTGAAGACGCTTCAGTAGTGCCATAAGCTAAAGCACAAAATTCTTGATAACTTGGACTTCTTTTTCCATAAGCTGATAATAATTCATTTGCTTCCCACCATGTATAAGAACCATAATCTGTGTAACCATTACCACCAAATTTTGAAGGTATTTTTGGTGGAGAAGAACCATCAGCTATTGTAACATTGTATTTAGAAGTTCCATAAGTATCAGGAGTAGTGTTTGTTAAATAAATATCTGCCCAGAAATTACCACCAACTAATGTCATTCCTCTTGGGTCAGCACAAGCTGGTCTAAATTTTAAATCCCATAATGAATATTGATTAATGTCAGGAGTGGTATTTCCACCAGAGGTGCCAGTTGCATTTTGACCATTAGCATAATGAAAGCCACCTAATTTTCTAGCATTAGCAGAAGGTGGAGTTGTGTGGTCAGTTGTTGCAGATAAATCACCAGCAGTTGAACACCAGATAGCATAATCAGTTCCAACAGTTGGACTTGGCATAGTTATAGAAGTTCCTGAAGCAATAGTTAAAACACTTCCATTTACTTCTACATAAATTGTAGTTGAAGTTGTCATTGTAAAATTGCCTGTTCTAGTCCATACAACAATTGTTGGGTCAACTTTTCTAAATAATCCATAAGGAGTTGCACCACTAACAGTTTCAAAAGATAAATTACCTGAACCATCTGTTTGTAGAACTTTTCCTGCTACAGGTGCCGTTGATGGAAAAGTTAAAGTGTAAGATTGACCAGCAGAATGTGGTGGTGATGCAAGTTTAATACCATGAGAGTTATTTTCACAATTTAATTGTATTCTTCCAGAATTTGTTGCACCACCTACTTCTAAAACACCAGAACCACTAGGATAAATTTTTACATTATTATTTGATGTTG